CCCAGAGAGAGGTATCTCACCTCAAGGATCTCAGACCTCTTTTTCAAGATAATCTGAGACAGCGGATTCCCACCGCTGCCACTCGTCCCGGTTTAATAGGACGAGGGTGCGAACATCATCCGAAGAAGATGAAACGCACAAAGACCTAGCGTCCCAACTGGACGTAGATCTTCGCTTCCCAATCCATTTATAGGTGTTATCTCTAACACCAATAGAGGAATTGGTTATCCCACCCTGCAATAAGCTTATCATCAACCCTTCCGGGTTGTACATAAGCGACTTGGACCGACGAGGTACGACAACTCGAGTCTCTTCAATGCGAATCTTGCGGGACAGCGGAACAAGTCTTTCGTAACGAAAGCCTTGTATATCCTTGTCTCGTAGAGGGTTCGCTATCGAGAGGGTCGAATGGATACCCGAGTCGATGTTCTCCCATCCAGGTACGTACCGCAGCTTTACTGTTCTAAGTAACGCTCGGTACGTCTTAGGAAGGAAGAGCCCAGTTCTTGTTGTGAACTGGCCAAGTAGATTTATTACAGAGTAGCGAGAGCCAGGGTCACGCAAAGACTTTACGTAGACTCCACGAACATTCCTACCTTTAAAGTAGTCATGTCCGCAGGACTCCCGGAACGGACCTTCAACAAAGGTCTTGTCATCATTAACCATGAATCCCAGGACGCGTAATAAGTCGATGACATCCCTCGAAACATAAGAGGGACAAGCTATGTCATCTCCGTTGACGCCCCAGAGATACCTGGTACCGCCCACGCTGTAGGGTATTCCCCTAAAACGAAAGGCGGCGACAACAGCACAGCTGAACAGCATAGTTTGCAGTGGGAACGTAAAACCGTTTCCCATTGTAGAGACCATATGAAGCTCAACTGTACCACGCTCTTTAATCTCACTATGCGTTGAGCGGTAGTTACAAAGAAGCCTAAAGAAAGACTTCGGTAACAGCCACTCTAACATCTTGAGACTAATGGTATCACTAGCAGATGATAAGTCAATAGTGACTATATCGTCGTCAAGCGACCCGAAGCGTGCGAGTTCACGATTTTCGAATTGTTGACTACTCAGGGCGATGCCAAATCGCTCGAATAGCCTCGATTCTAACATCCGTCCGATTCCTGACTGGAAGATTGTATCCAGTGTAGGTTCGATACAGATGGTTCGTGATATCTCGTCGTTCTTAGGAACAAAGCTAAGACGGTTGCTTGCACGTACAGAGGGTTCTCCATACTCGCTATAGCGGTTAAATTCCGCATCGAGCCAGTCTGGAAATCTTTGTATGTACTGATGGTACCATGTGTACAAAGAAGCGCGACTACACGTTAGACGGGAACTGAAGAGTTTAGCGTAAAAGCTATTCCCTTCGGAACCTATACTGACGCCCGGTCCGACTGTCCCCTTATCGAGGATATCGAACGGATGTTCAATAATTGGCTCCCCGTCTTTGAACCAAAACTCATACACGGCGCGTCTTACTTCGCCAAGTAGAGTTTCAATTCTCGAGTCATAATGACTCGGCAGAGCCCAGTCCCTACAATGCTCATTGCACTGCAGAAACTTTGCTTCGGCTTTACAGTCCGTCTCTTTCGTTCGCCCGCTCTCAAGTTTCTTGAGAAACGAGTGATAGATAGAGTAACCAGCCGCTTGCAAGGGGGTCATATCAGGCCACATCTCCAGCGAACAATCCTTTAGAAATTGTTCACCGAAGGTGTCTGATAGATCTTCTTTCAAGCAATCAAAGAGGGCTTCAGGCCTAATAGCCATAAAGGACTCCGGTTAGAAACCTACAATGTTAACCGCTGTTACGAGGGGATATTAACCCCAACATAACTCGCAGCAATCAGTAGCAGAAAACGCCCGAGACCAATGAATAAATCCATTGTTCCAGGACGCTTCAGCCACTGAGCTAAGCGGCGGCTCAGATTACGCCCGTGATCAACGTATCGGCCACGTCGGCACTCTCTTCATTGAGAATGCCAACGAGAAACGATACTAGCGCACGGACCTCGTCTGCATTGTAAGTCTCCATCCCAGCAGGGACATCGAGCGTTAACCGCGCGATAGCCGTTGCTGGGACGCCAGCGGCAGCATAACCACCCTTACGGATGATTAACTTGTACTGGTTATTGGGGATCGCACCATATAGACCGCTCACAGGGTTCGGGGCAGGCAGCGCCTTAGGTGCTGCCGGCTTATAGAACGTAGCTGTGAATGGCTTCGACATGGTGTGTGCAGTCGCGGAGCCTGTCCCGGTAACTGCCGAGACAGCCTTTTGCTTCGCGTTGACCACAGGGGCGGTGTCATCCACCAGCGTAAATGCTGGTGACGTGAAACCGCTCTGTGCCCCACCGGTAGTAGAACTATCGGGTGACCAAGTCATCTTTCGAACCTCGAAGAGAAAATGAATGATCAGAACAGACGTTCACCACCATTACGCTCTCGCGTAACGGTAGCGCTTGTTCATAAAAATACGATCATCTTTCTGAGAGGATAACAAAGCGGCTATGTTTATCCACTTTGTACTCATCCCTGGGACAGTAAATTCCAGAGTAGGAATTCCTAACTCTGAAACGGCCGTCCGAGAAATTGACCTCACAGTCGATGACCCGGGTCTTCCTGGCCGGAAGGAGGAGCTGCTTGTCCGCTCCGTGCTGGTTTTGTAGATAAAGGTCTCAGGTACCAGATAAGCTCTTTTACGAGTAGCTTCTCTTAAAGTACCCTTGGCCATCCACTTAATGCCAGCACGATTTACCGCACAAGCATTGATTATATCACCAACGTTAGTGAAATAATCAATTAGGAAGGAATATGGGATCAATTCCCATATTGTCGGAGCTACTTCTGACCATGACACGCCGAAACGGCTTGCCACAGCAGAAATATCTTTTGACTCCATGCCGATGGCACCATAATAGCGTACCTCATTGAGGTACGAAGTTATGAGGGGTCCTCGCTTAAGCTTAAGCGGTCCCCACTCCAATGTTGATGCGCTACCCTCTTGGAGGTTACGAAGATCCTTACCCTTGCCACGGACCGCTACCCTATCAGGGGTATAGGTCATGACTCGGGCAAGTTCTTCAACTCCAGAATCGATATCGCTCAGCAATGGTCGCCAGCCGAACACGGATTCCAACCATGCTCCCGCAGCCCTCTCTCGGATCTCCTTCGCATTAGACTTGCTTCTATGAGCGGATTTCTTTACCCGATCATAGTGCATAGCCAATCTGTGCCGGAGACTTTGAGCAGGGTTGCGTATCATACGCAAGGCTTCCCCAAGTTCGCCAGCAAAAGTAAGGCCTTGAAAGCCTGCCTGAGCATCGCGAATCCTGGATAGAACTTGCATAAGTGCCATGTTATCAGCACGATTCATACCACCCATATCGGCTTCCGGGGTCGGAACTGGGCATGCCCAGAGCGAACCGAAAATCCGATAGTACTGTGAGTGCTGATACCTCCCTTGAGCATAAGAGTCGTAAGACGTCTCATACTCTCCGGATGTATCAACGTCAAAGGTGTACCTGAGACCCGTCATAGATGTCGTAGCATCAAGGCCCCTCGGTATCCGCGTCTTCCATTCGGTCTTATTGTCGGACACTGAACGGGCGTTCTGGTAAACAGAACGCGTACCGTCCATTAGCCCGGCGCCAAGGCCTGAGGAAAGACTCGTATTCCGAAAGATCCTAGTGTCGACCTCCAGACTGCGGTACTTGGTTACTATACCCATGATTTCACAGTAGGTTTGAAGTGCGGATAACAAGCCATTCGATCGGAATGGCACGAGAAGAGGAAATACTCGAACCTAAAGTCCACGAACCTTGAGATTAATCAAGGACCGAAGAGGACGCTTCAACCAGCCAGCCTCAAAGCTATACTGCGAATACTCATCAGGATGAGGAGTAAAAGCAATATTTGCCTTAAAGCTAGCGAGCGAACCGTCTCCTTCGTCGTATGTAATACGCGCATCCTCGGCATAGGTCTGCATCAAGAAGTTCAACAGGAATGAGTATCGATCAGCCGTGCTACCTATAACCATTTGAAAATGGTACGGGTAGTCAATAACGGCGGACTGAGCCATCGCCTGAAGAACCTCGAAGCGCAAGCCATACCGATTAATGTACGCTTCCATACGAGGACCATGGTTTCTAGACCAAGCGAACCCTGACACCTCGAAAGCGTCAAGGAATTCGACTACGATTGCTATTTCGGCATTCGT